CAGTGGCGGCAGTGGTGGAGGCGGTGGCGATTCAATAATTAATCGCGCTGGACAAACGTTCGCTCAACTTATGACTGAACAACCACGCAAATTTATTACTGATTATTTTGATATTAAACCTAGTTCTTCGACTACTAATATTATTTTAACATGGAATTATGATAATATAGTTCCAACCGATGATAATTACAAAAAATTAGCTAATGGATCTAATCAAAAAGAAAGAACATTACCTTACATAAATAAAATATATGTTCAATACAAATTAGATGGAACTGATAGTTGGTTAAATTTTACGACATCATTCTCCAATATAACAAGCCCAATAACTATTGGAAATAACGAATCATATCAGGAGCACAACCAGATAACTATTAATAAAAAAGCAGATGAACCTTGGAGTAATTTTTCAGCTAGAATATACGGAGTAAATGATAATGTATCAGATAATTCTGAAAACTCAATTGTAATTTCTAATTTAGATTTTCAAAAAGGTGTGGTACCTCCTCAACCAGTTCCGCATGATAATGAAACACTATATACAAATGGAAGTAATTATAATTTTACTCAAAATTTTAAGGTATCAAATACTGAAGACCTGCCTGTGAATAATCAAAGTACTGCTCAAATAAATAGGTACAAAACTACATATTCGGTTAACGAATCATTACGTAGTACATTTTACAATGAACCAGAACCAGAGTACACTATTGAATCATATTTTGATGGTTCTAACACTTATGGAGCGAACGCCCTCATACCTATAAACATCGGTAACACTGATAACAGTTTGCGAACAGGAACAAGTTATAAGTATGAAGTTCAATTTGGTAATAATGTTACAAAACAGGATTATACAGAAAATTTATCTGTTAAATCTAATCCGAGGGAAACTCCCAAAACATCTTTACCACCAATGGAGAAAGGATTTATTGATTTCAGTTCCAATACAAAAACTACATCAATTATGGGAAGTGGTATTACTACAAATGCTGGTGTAGTTACAGATGCTATATATTTAATAACACCATCTAATAAGTTTGAACCAACAGTTACGGATGAACAAACATTTGAGGTTAGTAAACCATACTCAACAGAAATTAATGCAACTGGAGCTGGTATAAATCTAGACAATAAATCAGAATTGGTTACAATTGGTATAAATATTGATGGTACTCATAATACAATTGATTATAACGGATTTTCGATAGGTCCTGAAACTAATGTAACTTCAATAGTACCTAATGGAAATCTAGCCAAGTATTTTGCTGCAGCATCAAATGTTGATATGTACAATAGAATTCCTACACAAAAAGGTTTTAGAATAAGAGGTGGAATCCAATTAAAAGATATAAGCGGGTCAGATATAGGTGGGGGAGCACAATCAACGCCACACACATTACAATATACATATGTAAGAAAAGATGAGGTAAGTTTATCACCATCAAATGTTTCTGGTACTGATAAACTTAACATTTATATAGACAATTTAACTGTTGATCCAATAGTTGCTAACAATGGTACAGCAGATACAGCTGAAGTAACTAGTGTAATGTGGTGTATGGGAATACCAAGTGTTAAGGAAATGACTATAAAATTAAATCGAACATACTCAAATATAAATACAGCAAACGGATTTATACCTGCAGGTGGTATGATAGGAGAGATAACAAGTATAGGTAACACTAACTATGCTAAAGAGACTTATAACATATCGAATAGTGAAATAAATGTTGGACAGGATTTTGGTACGTATGATAAATCTTACATAAAAGATAGTGTAATGTATAATACATCAAGAACCAGCAGTAATACCACTCTTACTGTAACAGAAAAGGCTTATTCTTTAAAGTCTATTGGAGGGAGTACAAGTAATAGTCTAAAGATTACGAATTTAAAACATTACTGTGATTTTGCTAGTTTTAACTCATCAAATTCAAGATTAACATTTAATAATATTTACGAAATACATGATATATCAAAGTTATCAGATTTATCCACATTAGAAATTAGTCATTACGCAACAACACCTCCCCAAAAAACTACAGTAAAAGACCATACACTTTTATATATAGAAGGGAAATTTAAAACAAATGGTCCAAACAACAAGTATCCAAATGTGAACACTTATGTATGGGATGATGTCCAATCTTCAGAATATAGTGCAGGGCGCAAAGGGGCTACTTTAGACGGGGTACCAACCACTGATAACTCAGGTTATAAATGGATTGTTTTTAACATAACTGGAATAACAAACAATAATAGTGAAAATGTTACTACATATACAGATTCGGGGGGATCAGAATATAATTATTTTAATACATACCAGTATTTAAAAAACACAATTGGATTATCTGCAAACACCGTAAGTAAAATTAAAGATAGTAGTGATAATAACGCTATTGGTTTTATTCGACAAACTGTTAGCTCATCCGTTGGTATAGGTAATTTGAGCAGACAGTATAATCCAACTGGATTATGGTATAATCAGACTGTCGTAAATAAAAGTCTTGAAACTATTTTATCAACTACAAATAATGGTTGTAACTTTGAACAAGGTGAAAATTGGGGTCCTCTTTTAGACACAATAAATGGAGATAATAGTATGGATATTTTTATTGGTCTTAAAAATAATGTTTCACTTAGTTAGATTTAATATTAAGTTATAAATACATATATTTATATTTTATATATATATATATATATTTATTATATAGTCCAAAAATGGGTGATACAAGTAATTTTGATGTAAATGAAAAAGTCAATATTTTATTTAAAGCTTCAATGGGGTTTCCAAGTACCAGAGAAACCACTCCATGGTTTATGGAGACTGCTATACCGTACAATAATTATATTAAAGGTGAAGAATTATTTATAGACGATATTCCGTCAGAACCGAGTTTTGATACAATAATAGCAGAAAAAGATGGAACTTCCGATAGTAATACAGAACCAGCAAATGTTGGTTTAACAAATGATAATTTTGCTGAAGGGGGTAAGGTTGAAGTTGATTCCACTGGCGTTATTCGAAAATATACGAATGTGTATTTAGATGTTATACCAGGAACAGGTGCAAACGATTCTTATTTTTTAAAAGATTCAAACAATCAAAATATCTTAGCAAATGGATTTCAGTTTAATACAAAATGGCCAGGAGGATCTAGTACTCAATATTATGCATATATTTTAAAAACTTCAGAAGGCGTACAAGTTATTCAAAATAGTAATGGTGGAAATTGGATGTACGATTTTAAGAATGGTGTCGTTTTTTTTCCAGATTATAATCTAGTAGAAAATATAATAAGTCCTACAAAAAAACCAATTTTTACTTTTTATAAATATGTTGGTCGTAAAGGTATAAGTAAATTAGTAGATATGGGTACAGAATTACCAGACAACAGTTTAGCACTTAATAAACAATTATTTATTAACACAACAGATAACACGTTGCATCGATATGATGCAACAAAAGAACCGGACGGCGAATGGATTTCTGTTGGCGGCAGTGGCGGCAGTGGTAGTGGAGAAACAGTAACTGCTGGTCCTGGTATAGCAGTTAATGAAAATAAAATAAGTGTTGATGAAACTTTAAGAAATACTATCTCAACAAATACGACTAAAATCTCAAAAAATGCAGAAGCAATCGATTTAAACACAGCAAAGATTGGAATTACCACAGATCAAGCAGCAGCTATTACAAAAAATACAGCTAAGGTTGGAATTACAACAGATCAAGCTAGTGCTATTGTTGCTAACACATCAGTAACAAGTAAATTTACGGTATTAAATGATGATAATAATAAAGGTTTATTGATTAAGCCTCCACATTTTTTATCTATAGAAAATACGCCAGGCGAAAATAGTCATGTTGCAACAAAACAATATGTTGATTCTGTAGCGCAAGGATTAGAATTCTTACAATCTGTCGGGTGTGCTACAACAGCGAATATTGACTTTGGTAGTAGTATTCCATCAAACATAGATGGACACAAATTACAAGAGAATGAACGTGTTTTACTAAAAGATCAAACTACTGAATCTGAAAATGGTAATGGTATATACATATATAGTAGCGGTGATGGATTAACTAAATCAACAGTTACTGAAGATGAACAAGCGTTTAGTGGTAATTCAGATAGATCTTATTATGTGTATGTTGAGGCTGGTAATACTCATATAAATAAAGGTTTTCTTATACATAAAAATGCAGATAATGAGTTAGAAATAATCCTGTTTAATAATTTTCAAGGACCAACTGCTGGTGCTGGTATAGCAATTAATGGAAATGAAATAAGTGTGAATGAAAGTTTAAGAAATGATATAGAGCAAAACACAAGTAATATAGCAGAAAACACATCTAATATTGAAACCAATAGATCTAATATTGAAACCAATACAAATGCGATTACTTTTAATAAAATAAATGTACAATCGGAAAATCCAACTGGTACACAAGAACAAGATAAGCTATACATTAATAGTACAAACAATACACTCTACAGATATAATGTAGGAGAAGAAACAAGTGGCGAATGGATTTCTGTTGGTGGAGGTGGTGGCGATTCAATAATTAATACCGCTGGACAAACGTTCGCTCAACTTATGACTGAACAACCACGTAAGTTTATTACTGATAATTTTGATATTACACCTAGTTCTTCGACTACTAATATTGTTTTAACTTGGAATTATAATAATATAGTTCCAACCGATGATAATTATCTAAAATTAGCTAGTGGATCCAAATTAAAACAGAGAACATTACCTTACATAAATAAAATACATATACAATACAACAAAGATGTGACATCTGATAATTGGACAGATTTTACAACGGTATACTCTAATATAGCAAGCCCTATAACTATTGAAAATAACGAATCTTATAAAGATTATACAAGGATAACTATTAAAAAAGATCCAAATGATCCTTGGAATAATTTTTCAGTAAGAATATACGGTGAAAATGATAACAGTGCAGATAATTCCGAAAATGCTATCGTAATTTCTAATTTGAATTTTCAAAAAGGCGTGGTACCTCCTAAACCAGATCCGTTTAATAATGATAATGAAATTGAAATAACAGATAACGATACCGGTAAATATTTTTTCACTAAAGATTTTAAGGTAACAAATACAGAAGATTCAAATGAACCAAGCACTGCTAGAATAAATAGGTACAAAACTACGTATTCAGTTAACGAATCACTACGTAGTACACATTACGATGAATCAGAACCAGAACCAGACTACACTATTCAATCATATTTTGATGGGTCTGCTACTTATGATGCAGACGTCAGCATACCTATAAATATAGGTAACGACACAACCACTAATAGTTTGCGCACAGGAACAAGTTACAACTATCAAGTTCAGTTAGGTAATAATGTTACCGCACAAGATTATAAAGATGAAAACTTATCTGAAAAATCTGACCCGAAGTCAACTCCAAAAACATCTTTACCAGATGGTCAGACAGTATCTATTAATTTCAGTTCCAATACACCAACAACACAAATAATGGGAAAAAATATTGATGCAACTGGTGTAGTTAATAATGCTATTTACTTAATAACACCATCTGAGAAATTTACACCAAAAAATACAAATGAACAAAATTTCGAGGTTAGTAATCCAGATGCTACTATTGATAGTCCAGATGGTGTAGGTGCAACATTAGATGATAAAACAGGCTTGGTAAAAATTGGTATTTTAATTGATAGTACGACATCTCACGAAATTTCTTACGACGGATTTTCGAAAAATTCTTTCGGCGATCCTGTAACTAATGTAACTGCAGTTACAGAAGAACCTCTATATAAATATTTTGCTGCAGCATCAAATGTTGATATGTATAATGCGAGTTCTACACAAAAAGGTTTTAGAATCAAAGGTGGAATCAAATTAAAACATATATTCGGGTCAGATATTGGAGGAGAACAGTCAACACCACACACATTACAATACACATATGTAAGACAGAATTTAGTGGATACCTCTCCCACAGTACAAGGTACTGATGCAGTCAATATCTATATAGACAATTTAACTCATGATCCAACAGTAGCGAATAATGGTACATCAGATACAGCTATTGTAAAGAGTGTAATGTGGTGTATGGGAATACCAAGTGTTAACGAAATGACTATAACATTACATCGAACATACTCAAATATAAATACAGCAAACGGATTTATACCTGCAGATGGTAAGATAGGAGAGATATCAAGTATAGGGGACACTGACTATGATTCACAAACTTATACCATATCGAATAGTGATATAAATGATGATCAAACTACTCCTGGAGTATACGATAAAGAGTATTCTAAAAATGGAGTAAAGTATACTGAATCAAGAACTAACATTAATGCAACCCTTCCTGTAACAGAAAAAGCTTATTCTTTAGAAAATACAAATGGAGTTTTATCATCTTCTATAGAAATTACCGATTTAAAACATTACTGTGATTTTAATAGTTTTAATAACTCTCAACAGTGTAACTTACAGTTAACTAATAATAATATTTATGAAATTAATAATATAGGCTTTTTAGGCAGTGATATAAATGATATCGTACCTCAACTGTACAATGACCACACACGTGTTGTAAAAGATCATACACTTTTATTTATAAACAATGGCTTTAAAACAAATGCGTTGTTTAAGTATCCAAATGTGAACAATTATCAATGGAATAGTGCCTCAACTGGACGATCTGATAGTAGCACATTTCCAAGTCCACCTACTACAGAATATAAAGCAGGAACAAAATCGTTCGATTTAAATGGAACTCTAATTGATCAAGACACTGATGAATCTAAAGACCCTGGTTACAAATGGATTGTTTTTAAAGAAACAAATGTAAATACAGATGATCCCTCTTCAACTTCTCCAGATGTTGGAAGTTTATATAAAAATCTACAAAATCAGTCTATTATTGATTTTCAACATGTTTTATCAACCCGATTAACAGACGAAACCCAATTAACAGACGAAACCCAATTAACAGACAAAATTATTAGTGCGTTAATAGATTCATCAAATTTTAATGTAGTTGGATATATACAAATAGAAGCGTACGATAACCTTACAGATAAAAACAAAGGAAAACGATACGGTTCTTTATCACATACAAATTCAAATTATTTTTGGGCTAAGAGTACGTACAAAGGTAAATTGTATGATGTTAGAGACAATGATACACTAATAAACCCAAACAGTAATTATGGAAGTTTAGTAAATGTAAGCGATAAACAGTATGTTCGCTTAACTACTCCAATCAATAATTGGATCACAAGTCAAGATGTCTACATATATATTGGAATAAAGAATGATGCGACTTTTGAATAATATTAATGAATATGTAATGTTTATAAATAGAAAATAATAACTAAATTTAAAAATTTAATTTAAAAATTAAAAATTAAAAATAAAATAAGATTAAAATATATAAATTTATTTTATTATGCCTCTAACTCAAGATGAAATAGATGTTTACAGAGAATACATAAGTAATCCAAGCAAATTAGATATGATTGAAAAGGTAGATATTCTTTTTAAAAACTCTTTAAATTTTCCAGCTACATCAGAAGAATTACCATTTGATGCTGAAGGCAATATACCATTTAATAATTATTTAATAGGAGACGATATTTGGTTAGACTATGATTTAATACCATCAACATTACCAGATGATTTTGATACTAATGATGATTATATAAAACCATTAAATGATTTAGAATTAGAAGAAAGTGATTTTAATACTGATATTCAGAATTATGGTGTTAGAGAATACAATGGAGTTATCAGAAAATATACTGGTCTTAAACTGGAACCTGTTTTAGCAACAGGAAATCGTTCTTATTATAAAATAATAAATGGAGTGAATTTATTAAAAGATGCAATACAATTTAATGTAGGAGAAAATACTGCCGTATATGGTTATCAGTTATGGTGTCCTTTAGGTGGAGAACCACCATCTAGATTACAAAACGATACTTCTGCAGGTAGTTGGTTTTACAATGTTAAAAATGGTCTTATAACATTTAGTGACTATGATGTAATTTCAGATAAGATTGAAAATCCACCAGGTACAGTTTCTTATAATCCAATTTTAATATTTTACCAATACATTGGTCGTAAAGGAACAAATAAATTAGTAGATATGGGTACAGAATTACCAGACAAGAGTTTAGCACTTAATAAACAATTATTTATTAACACAACAGATAACACGTTGCATCGATATGATGCAACGGTAGGGGCTGATGGCGAATGGATTTCTGTTGGCGGTGGCGGAGATGAAGGTCCCACTGCAGGTGTTTTTACAGATTTAACTGTACATGGAAATATAACAATTACAGAAAATAATTTATTAATTAAAAAAAAATCTACAACTGGTGGGACAACAGGGACGGGTGCAAAGAATGAAACCACAGACTTAATTATACAATCACCATTTGTTAGTGGTGAGAGAGAAGGTGGTGGTGTAAAAATAATTACAGACCAAGAAACATTTAATGGAGCTGCATATTATCCTAGATTAAGATTAAATCATTTTCAAACAACCGGATCAGAAACAAACCCTAGTTATGATATTACTGCATTAACTATAAATACAGTTAGTAATACTCAAGCTAATATTGGAATAGGCACTACTTCTCCAGAATATCCACTCCACGTTAATAGTTCTTCAGACTGGAGCGGACTTCCTGGTGATGGGATTCGAGAAGAAGGATTTATATTATTTCACAAACGTACTCCTTCGTCACCTGCATTTAATCCTTGGATTCATTCTGATATAGGAGTATCATTAAAAAATTTTTCAGATACAGATGACGGCAGTGACTTAACAATTTGCATTGAATGGTCACACTCAGATAGTAAGGCGATATCAAGAAGATTTTATAAAGGATTTCCACTTAATCGTGTTTTTGATTATAATGCACCCGTATATTCATCTTCAAATAGTAATACACTATTAGACATAAGTGATAATGCTGAATCAGATATGGGGGTTACTGCGGGACATAATTGGAAAAAAGTTGCAGCGGACGGACGTATAGTCCGTTATAGTAGTAACTGGAAATGGTTTTTTTCCGACTTGACTTCGTCAATGTGGCCAAAGGTTGATTCTTATCAGGACTTGGTTAAAT